GCGGGTGAGAAGATCTCTATTGCACTCTGGGTAAACCAAAGCGACAATGAGAAAGCGCCGAAACTTTCTGGCATGATCTCTGATCCTTTCAAGCCAGATGGCAAGGCCGCTCCGAAGGGTGGTAAGCCTGCTCCTTCTGCTGATCCCGATTTCGACGATCCGCTTCCGTTCTAATCATGCTTGTACTGAACCGACGATTAAATGATGTGGTTTACATTGGTCGAAATATTCGGCCAGATGATCTCGTCGGTTCGTGTGACTGGGCCATCAAGGCTACCTCGGTAATCGATAGCTTTGATCGGCCCAGAGTTTACGCGGACGTATGGGATAAGGAGGACTGGAGACTAGTCCAGTTCTCCCCACAAAGCCCGTCCATTAAACTGGATGAAACAACGGTCAGGGTTCTGAGTGTCAAGCACGTTATGTGGGGATCGACTGAAGAGCCGGTCATCTATTTCGGGTTCGACGCTCCGAAGGAGATAAAGATTGTCAGGGAAAATGCTCTCAGGAAAACAAGGGATGACGATTGACAGCGATGTCTATGTAAAGTTTGTAGGGAACAGACCGCATCAGGGAACATCCGGCGCAGCCGGATATGATTTGGTAGCAGAAGTCCTTTCTGACTTTCCAGTAACCATTCAGCCGGGACGGTGGAAGATCGTCCAGACTGGGACATTCGTAGAGATCCCAAAAGGATACGCCGGTCTCATTCTTCCGAGATCGGGTTTAGCCGCTAAACATGGCGTGACTGTGTTGAACAGTCCCGGCCTGATCGACTCCGATTACCGGGGCGAGATAGGCGTTATCCTTCACAATGTCAATAGGCACGACGACTTTGTCGTCACTAAAGGAATGCGAATTGCCCAACTAATGGTTGTTCGCGTTCCCGAACTCATACTAGTTGCCGAGCAGAATCTTTCTGATACAGTCAGGGGAGCCGAGGGTTTCGGCTCAACAGGTACTCAATGAAAGTTTATGGCAGCGGTAGACGACATTCGTCTTGCGGCGGAAAGCCCAGACATTAGTGAGAGAGATCGAAATCTTCTCACGCAAGCAAGCCAAGAGATCATTCACATGAACTGGCTTTTACTTGCTGCTCGTCCGCTTATAGCGGCGAACAGAAGCCCTCAAGCGAGGGCATTGCTTGCGCGAATAGACGACGTTCTTGCGTAGATGATCGTCGTTCTCAGTGAAGCGGAGCAGCGACTGGCGTCCTTCATTGGAAAGGCTAGGCATCTCTCTTCAAGAGAACAGGGGATCAAAGATTTAAGGCGCGGCGATAAGCCAGCGGATCTGATAGACAAAGAAGGCGCGGCGGCAGAGATTGCTTTCTGCAAGGCTTTCAACATCTATCCAGATCTTGATGTTGGCGAGAAGAAGGTTGTTGATTGCACACTATCATCAGGCCATACGGTAGATGTGAAGTGGACTTCTCGCCCAGAAGGAATGCTGATAACCGTTCCGTGGAAGAGGCCGAAGGTTGATATCTTCGCCCTCGTCATCGGAACGATGCCTGAGTATAGAATTGCTGGATGGATGTTGGCGACGGAGTTGATCAAAGAAGAGAGGCTCCGGTTCGTCGGGAACAACAATGTGTACGCCGCGACTCAGGGCGAACTTGTTGACCCGAAATCTTTATTGGATGTTGGACACAGTTGGATCAAGGAGACAACATGGAATCAGGAATCTTTGGAAAGCAGGAACTGACTTGGGATCAGGCTGTCGAATCTTTTTGGCAATACAAGAACTCGACTCCAATCACGGAGCAGTCTAGGTACAAGATCAAGTGGGCTATCGAAGTCTACGGTCAGTACTTCAAGAGCCACCCGATCAGGGCAATAGGCAAGGCACAGGTCATACGCGCACGGGACATCGTGAAGTCGAAGTCCCAGATGAAAGCGTCATCCATCAACGACGCGACCAAGAAGTTGATGCAGGTCTTCTCATTCGCACTAGAGAGGGAATGGATTGACCGCTTACCAAAGGTTGACCCGCTGCCGGAGGAGACTCCGAATCGCCCCGTACTCCGGCCAGATCAAGCCAAGCAACTCATTGAAGAACTGCCGCCATCTCACGGTAGGGCTATCGAGTTTGCGGTAGCGACCGGCTTGCGCGGCGTGAACATCTGCCGACTCAAGTGGTCTAACGTCGATTTCGATTCCCGTTCTATCAAGATCGACGCGACCAGCATGAAGTCGCGCAAAGAGTTGACCATCCCGCTGTCCGCATCCGCCATGCGGATACTGCTCTTCATCCGTAACACCAAGTGTCACCCAGAATTTGTCTTCGTAAATGAACGCGGTGAGCCGTTTAAGCGTATCTATTCGGATACATGGAGACGGGCAGTCAAGGCTGCTGGACTGACCGGATATGGCGTACACTCGACTAGACGAGGGTGGGCCACGGAAGTCGGCAAGCGTTCTGACTTGAAGACGCTGATGACGCTTGGCGGATGGGCGACGCCAAGCATGGCTGCGCAGTACGTTCAGCCAGACCTAGACCACCTCAGATCCAAGGCAAGCATAGTTGATGAGGTGTTCTTCAATGAAGCGGGAAGGAAAAGTAGTCTCGATATACCCGTCTGACGACGAGATCCTTGACGCGCACAAGGGCTACCCTGCAAAGCGTGATCTGCTGATCCTCTACTTGGATCAGGACGGCAGTCTAGTGTGCAGTTCGAACACCAACGATAAGGCGAAATTACTTTTCCTTATCGAGATGTTCAAACTGCATTTACTAGACGGCGACTTTGACGGTTAGCCCTCTCTGTCCTTGATCTTCTCGTACCGCGAGTTGAACTCGTCGTACACCTTTTGGATTTCCAGTTCGATCTTCTCGATCTGTTCCTCCTTCAGGGCTTCAGCAGATGAGGAGTTCTGAATGCTCTTGCGGCGTTCATAGAGTTTGCTCAACCGACGCTGCGCATTCTTGGCGAACGGCAGAGCAAGGTAGTCAACCCTGTTATCGCCAACGAACTCTTCCCTCTCGCCACCCTTGAGTGTCTTGGCTTCCGCCTCGACTCGATACACAGAGTCCATGCGGTCGTAGAAGTCGCCGGGGTTCATCGTCCAAGAGGTCGTCTTTATGACCTTGTTGACGATAGGAACCTGACGGACTTCGATGTCTTTCCCGGTGATAACCTTCTCGGCAACGCCATAAGCCTGCATCAATGTGCGTCCTGCGCCGCCGAAGATCTCTCCAATGAGATATTCAGCTGCGTCAGGGCTGACATCGATCAAGCCCGGCTGGAAGTCCGTGCCGCCAGTCGCCTTGTTCAAGAAGTTTGAGAACGCGATTGCCGTGTCCGTTGTTCCTCGACGGTGCAGCGAAGCGTCCGGCATCTTGACCTTGGCGAACTCAGGGTTCTCCTTGTAGATCGGATTGCCAGCAAAGTCCTCGTTCATTGCGATATCGACAAGTGGGCGAATAGCGGTCGGGGTAATGCCCCTGATTGTGCTACCAGCGGCACTCGTAGACTCCGGAACGCGGAGCGGTGACATGTCGTTGGCAATCTTTCCAAGCGTCTTGCCTGCGAATCCTCCAGCAGACTCAATGCCAAGCATTGCCTCTGTCGCTTTGATGGCTCCGTAAGTCAGGATGCTGTAGCCGTAAGGCAGCGGGATCACAAGGATAGGCATTCCCGGGAACTTAACCGGCAAGCCATTCTCCTTAACGTAGTCAGGGAGGTTCTCCCACTCTGTCTTCCCATTCTCCTCTTCTTCGCTTGCGGCAAGACTCATTGCGGTGACAGCTGCCGCAGCACCTGCTGCGTAGTACATCAACTTGCGAGCCTCGGCAGAAGTCATCGTTCTGAAGAACTGCAAGTTACCGTTGATGCTCGCCTGCCAGAACATGTAGAACGAGTTCATAAGCGGCCCCGCCTCGCCGCGACGGTTAAAGTTCACCGTCACATTCTTTGCAAGCAGAGCCGCTTTGTCTCGGCTGACGCCAGCCTTACGCGCATTGACGTAAGCGACAACGCGAACCGCGTTCTCGGTCATGTCGTTGAAATGCTCAATCGCATTCTTTACGCCATTGAGTCCTCGCTTAACCTTTGTCAGAGCAGATCCGCCCTCAAGCGATCCAGACTCGCTAATCAAATCTATACTGCTTTGAAGCTCTCGATGCAGTTCGCGAGCGTCAAGATTTCTAACGTACCCAGTGGCTCCTCCGTCTTCGAAAAACTCCTTTACGAAGTTATCTTCTGCGGCATCACCGGCCTTGTTGTTGAGATATCGACTGAGAGCCTTGTGATACTTAAGGCTGACATAGTCTGATACCGCAGCCTGCACAACGGTCTTGCCATCAACCTTTCCAGCCCCCTTCAAGAGTCCGTCATGAAGATCAGCCTCGGCGACAAGGTTCATCATACCGGCCATAAAGTCACGCGGCACGTTGACGATAGACCAAGCAGGGTTCCATCGCGTTGTCATGCCAGCTAGGAATGATGACGCCCTGCCGAACGTATTCTGTACGGCATTGACGAGGCTACCCATATCCGCTGCGCCAAGGTTAAGCATGGCGCGTCGAAGGTTGTCGTCCTTGATATCAATGAGAATGGTCTGCCCATCCTCTTTAACCTCAAAGAAGTCTTCCCCCGGTCTGCGGCTAGACTGCCTGCGCAAAAGAACGGCATCTTTCTTCGAATCCATGTACCGCGTGTAGACCGGGTTGTCCTTGTCAATGACCTCCCACATCGAGTCATCCTTGAACGTCCTTACGAGGTTCAAGAAACGGCGGCCAACTTCGGCCTTTCGCGCACGGATTGTCTTCTCATACGCCTGCTTAATCGCGTTTGTCACAGGCGGGAATGCCATAGTCTGGCGACCGAGAGCGGCGAGCGACTCCTTGCCGCCAATTGAAAAGCCGCGACCGACGCGCATCGGGCTGTTTTGCGGCGAGTCGAACTCGTCGATAGCCCATCCTGTTAGCGGAACATAAGACTTGTACTTGTCATTCCAAGCGCCAACGACCTCTTCCTCGATGAGTCCTGAAGAAACCATACGCTGCTGCGTTGACCTGACCAAGTCGTCAACGAACTTCATGGCGGCAGAGTACTTGTCGTACTTGCCTTCATCTCGGAATCGATTCGTGATGGATATAGCATCCTTTGTGTTTATGCCAGAGCCACCATCAGCATACCTTTCCTTCATGGTCAGGTATCGCTCTAGGTTTCGGCTTTCCTCTGCCGTTGCCTTTGTGAGATCTCCGTCGTACTTATCAGACAACTGCTGACGAAGTTCGTCGTATTTAACGGCATTCTTCTTTGCGATCTCGGCATTGCGTTCAGGGGCATGGCGAACGTAAGCAAAAAGATTTAGCTCGTTGTAGTCGAGGCCGTTGTCGAAGACGTACTTCATCATCGGCTCAAGATACTGACGCTGAATCTTTCGCTCGTCCTCGGTAACCTGACCGCTGAAACGCTCGATCTGACCAGCCGCATCCATCTCGTCGCTGATACGAGACATGCCAATCTTCTTCGCCATCTCCTTCTGGAACTGCTCAAGGCGGTAGAAGGAGTTGACGAATGTTCGCGTCAGCGTGTCGCGCAGCGTCTCGTCTGCGCCGTTGTAAATGCTTGTCGGCCTAGTCTGTTCAAGCGATGAGTTGACAATTGTTTGCAGAGAGTCAACAGCATGGCCGATGCTTCCAAACGCGCCGCTATTTACAGCGGAAACGATTGCTCCGTTGCGCTGATTCATGAACAGCGGGAAGCCCTTGTAGACCGCAATCTCTTTCAGAGGCTCCGGGATCTGAAGAACGTGGAAGTCCCTGGCCTCGGCCTTGATCTCTGGGAACTGAATCGAAAACTCTAGCGGCTGATCTTCGTTACTGCGAACAAACTCATCAAGCTCAGCTGCGGAGTTTGCGGTTCCAATGTATTGGAGATCGGAGTGGACATGAACCTCTCCGCCTTCTGTGATCGCCCTCTTTGCTGATCGGACGCTGTCGGTTGCAAACCCGCTGTCCTCTCCGCGCTGAGGTGTGACCTCGATCTTGCCAACAGTCATGCGACCGCCAAACTTTCCAAACAGGTTCTTTGACCTGTTCACGAGTTCACGATCATAGAAGGCCATCATACCATCGCCAGAGTCGAGGAGATCTCCAGACAGAGACATGAAATCTCTGTTCATGCCGGAGGACTTAACGCCCTCGTTGTTCAGCATCCTTTCAGCAACAGTCTTCGGAATAAACTTACCTAGTTCATTCTCTTTTACAGACCTGCTCTCTCCGGTGACATTTCCGCCACGGTCAATAGGACGAATGTGGTAAGTGCCGTTCGCGTTCTTCTTGTAAAGAACCTCGCTAAATGTGCGACGCACATCGTAACGAGCCTTTTGGTCTGCGCCAGTCGTCCAAGCGACTCGGTCATAGCCATTCTCTGCGGCAAAGCGAACGATGCGGCGCAGGGCAAGGTCAGGCCAAGTCGTCTTGAACGGGGCGTCCGGAATGCCGGACTCTTCGGTGTAGCCCTCGCGGCGACCAGCCTGATGCCAGTCGCTCTGAATCTCCTCAATTAGTAGGACGCGATTACCATCGGTATCGACCCGCTCCTTGAGGCGGACATGCGCCAAGATATTTTTGACGTCACCGAAGTCGTGCATCTCGCTGACGAACGGCTTACCCTTGAAGTTCGGCAGGGTGAGCAATAGCTCTTTGTACCCAGTTCCGCCGGGGAACGTATAGAACTCAAAGTTGCCCTTGCCAACAGCATCGACAACGTCGATCTGACGCTGCTGGATTTCGTCCAGAAGCTGCTGCTTGGTGATGCTCCCAGTTTGGGAGCGAAGCCAGTTCGGGAGATCGTAATACTCAAGCTCCTCGGCCTTAGTTCCGGGAATGTTCTTGAGCGTATTGAGCCACTGCTCCGCAGGAGCCTTGACCATCTTCAGGCTTTCAACAGCACTCTTAACAGCACTGTAGAAAGTCGGCGCGACATCTCGTACGCCGCCTAGAACTGTGCTTCTTTGCCCTTCGCGGACTCGACGAACTTCGCCCTCTCCGCCCACTCCGGGTTCGGCTGGTTCTTGTCCAGCCATTCCTTCGCGAGGAATCCCGCCCCGAACAGGCGGCTCCGCAGCACCGACGCCGGGACTGGGTGGCCGAACTTCTTCTCGTACTCCTGAAGGTAACTCGCGTCTTGCTGCAGCAGGTTCATTCCTTGCAATCTCCCTCTTAATGAAAGCAGAGGCCAGAGGCGCATTGTCCTCCAGCCACTTCGGATTGACTATATGGATGGCGAAGATCTGGCCAATAATCTCGGACTGAATCGCCGTCCAGTCCTTGCCATACGGGCCATTGAACTGACGGTCGCCGATGTAGAAGAACGGGTAGGCGAACTGTGCCGCCGTGCCAGCCTCGGCAGTAGCCTGAGCGATAGCCTCGTCCGGGTTCATGCCGCCCTCCATGAGGCGGGTAGCATTCGGAACGATAACCGTTCGCATCTCGTTGGCGAGAAGCCCGAAGATCTCTCGGATCATCGGAGGCGCTGCACCTGAGACGTCGGTTACTGAGCCGTTGTTGATGGTCAACACCTGATTTGAGATGCGAGTCTCTCGCGGGGTGTCGTAGCCATTGCGGCTGTGCAGGTTGTGGCCGAGTTCGTGCGCGATCGTTACGCGCAGAAGTTCGCGGAACTTCGGGTCGGCAAAATTTGCAGCGTTAAAGAAGTCCTCCGAGAGGGAAATGATCTTTCGATCCCTAAAGAAGAGACCCTTAGTCTCCAACTCGTTGGTGTTCTTATAGACCTCGACCCCCTCAACAAGACTACGGGGCAAGCCGAAGTTATCCACAAGATCAACAAATGCGGCGGTGACCTCATCCCTGAAGTCGCCTTCTGCCACGGCACTGACTGTGTTCGGGTTAGCCCGGAAGGTTAGTCCAGTGCCATAGGTGATCGTCGCGGCAGTCGGTGACTGCAACAGAGTTGCCGTATCGCCAACCTCCCTGCCAAAGGCGGGGATGTTTTCCGCCATACGGGAACGCTGCGCAGGAGGCTCCGCAGGAGGCGTAATAGCCTCCGCAACAGCCGGGGCAGGCGCAGGTGCGGGGGCAGCCGCCTCGGCCCTAGGCCGGGCTGCCCGTTGGCCACGCTCAAGACTACGAAGGTCTTCCGCAGCCAATGCGTTTACAGCCGTCTGGAGAGAGTCCCTCTCCGGCCCAGCTGGCATGGTGGCAATCATGTCCTCAAGCCGCTTACGGGCCTGAGCGTTCGGCATACGACCAGCCGCCGCAGCGCGTTCGCGCCGACGGCCAGCCCTCGGAGCCGGGGTAGGTGCAGGAGCAGGAGCGGGAGCGGGGGCCGGTGCTGGGGCAGGGGCAGGTTCGACAGCCGTCTGAACCTCAGCAACAGGCTCCACCGCCGATACGGGTTCCGCCGTCACAGCAGGAGCCGGACGCATAAACGACTCGCCGGGTCTCGCGCTGTATGCCAAAGCCTCCAGTCGGCTCATTGGCTGCTGGACTGTCTCCGGCTGCGGAACGATGTTTGTGGCGCTACGCGCCACAGCCTCAAGGCGATTATCGGCAGGCCGAGTTACCGGAGACCCAGCGCCTTCGCCAAGCGAAGGACGCGCCAAGGTCATTGCCGGAGGCTCAACGCCAGTCAGGTCGCGAGCCGGGGGCGGGATAACCTCTCCGCTTACTGTGCCGCGACGCGGCTCAGGTCGGCGACCAAATTGACCCATGACCCTTTCAAGGGTGGTCTGCGGAGCCTGACCAAAGAATGGCTGCTGAACCGGCTCGATGCCAGCCGAGATAGCAGTCTGCGGGAATCGCGAAACAACGCCAGCCATCTCAGGCGCAACCTGAGTTCTAAACGTCGGGAACAAGTATTCGATGGCCGCTAACTTGGCCAGCCCATCGCTTAACTGCGCCTCTTCGTTCTTGATGAGATTGCGAAGTGTCTTTGCCTGTTTCGTCTGGGACGGCGCAGTGCGATCAAGTTGCAAGCGACGCGCATCGAGACGCTCATTGAGGTTCGTGACTCGGTCGCGCAGAGCAGAACGCTCCGCTTCGATCTGGGTACGCTCATCAGGGGTAATGCGCGGACGGTAAACGTCAGCAATCTTTACGACGGTGGTATCAAGATACTCACCGGACATAACCTTGCGCACATCTTCTGTGAGTGCAGCAAGAACATCACGACCGCTTGCGGTCTCGCGAACAGACTCGCCAACACTTGCGGCTATCGCGCCGGGTTGAATCTCAGCGGCTCTGCGGAATACAGGCGTGGCAACGCCCTCGACATCCTTGATGTCGTAAGCATTGTCGATCGCTTCAAACTTTGCAGGGTCAGCGAGAGACTCCCTGAGAAAAGCCGTCTCAATGCTTTGCTCAAGGCTCGGTTGCTGAACAGACTCAAGCTCCGAGAGTCGCTGAACCGCAAACGCTGGAGGCTGAGGAGCCGGAGGGGCAGGCGGCGGAGGCGGAACAATCTGATCGCCGGTTATGCCAGCCTCACCCCCTGTAACAGGAGGGGTCGGCTGGGCTGGCATCGGGCCACCGCCAATGCGACGCGCAGCAGCAATCTCAGCCGGGAGAATAGCGGCCTCAAGAAGACCGCCACCGATTGCGGCGGTCGCGACGCCAGTTGTTGGATCGATGCCGCTATCAATGTAGCGACGCTGCATCAGGTTTTGCGCGTATTGATTCCCGCCTTCAGCAGAGCCTTGCAGGAGAGTCTGAAGGGCGGTCTTTCTCAGGGCAGACGATATGCCGGTTACGGCTGGGCCAATCGGCGCGATAGCAACAGATGCAGCATCAATGGCGGCGCCGAGACCAGAGGCTTTGGCCGCGTAATCATCAGCGCCTTCAAAGTCTCCGGGGTTTCTTTCGATGTAACTGTAGTAGTTATCACCATAACTCTGGATGAAAGATGCGGTGCCGCCACCCAAAGCACCGCCAATGATCGCGCCAACAGCGGTTCCAACCGGGCCTATGGCAGAACCCGCGATTGCACCAGCGCCTGCGCCAGCGAGAAAACCAGTAGACGACCCGAGCATATTCGGGATCGCCTGCCGCCAAAAGTTTGGATCTGTGATGTTCAGCGCACCGGACAATCCCGTGTCGCCATAAGCAGGCTGATACAGATATGGGGATGCTTCAGCTACGTTTTGCTCTGCCGCAACTCCAAGCGTTGTTGCAAGACCTTGGTCTCCAAGCGCCTCTGCCGCACGCTGAAAGGTTCTTTGCACCCCAGCCTGCATAACATCGACGCCTGCGCCGAAAGCCTTTGAGATTGAAGGCTCTTTACCGGCCTCGGCTTGCTTGCCGAGCGACGCGCCAAGAGAGCGAACGCTCTCAGGATCAACGATATCACCCCAAAGATCTGTAATGTCAGCCATGTCTCACCGTGTGTGGTTGGTTGCTTCCATCACTTTGCTCCATGTATTAGCCGAATACGGACTTAAGATATTGCTTTGTCTCCTTCGGCAAATGCTCCTTCCAGTTAGCAGCCTTATCCTTATTTTTAAGGAGATTCGTAAGTCTTGTCGGCCCCCAGTTGTACGCCGCAGCAGCCTTCTGATAGTCGCCGTTATACATGTCAAGCAGTTCCCTAAAGTACCTAGCCCCCTCACCTAGGGCGTAATCCGGGTCTTTCTTTACACGCTCGAAATCAACGTCACTGTGCCACTTCGGAACCATCTGAACGATTCCAACGGCGCCAGCGCTTGACACGGTCTTCCCGCTTACAACGTCATCTCTGAAGTTGCTTTCTGTTTTTGCAATCTTAGCAAGCACTACAGGATCGATGTTCTCTTTCTTTGCGGCATTCGTAATGCTTGTGGCGTACTTCGGCGGAGCAATCTTCGCTACATTCGGATCTACTACTGGCTGATCAGTTTTTTTTTCAGCCTGACTAGATCCTGAGACTCCATACCCGGGGAGGTTAACTATGCTTCCAGATGGCGTGAATGCGGCAGAGCCTAATGGCCCAAGCCTTTCCCCAGCGAGCCTGTTAGTTGTGCCGGAAGGCGTCTCGCCACGAACCATCTTGTTGATCGCCTCGCCGATCACTCCTTCGCTGAGTTCCTTTGTCTTTGACTTTTCCATGACGCCCCTGATTTCTCTCTGGAGCTGTCTGTACTCGTCAAACGTGACAGGGCGATTCAGTTCTGTTGAAAGTCTTTTTATCATCGACGGGATTACAGTTCCGGACTCATCTCCAAACATAGACTGCATAGCGAACTCGTCATTTCTCATGCGAATCGCTTCGTCGTTGTTCTTGATCTGAAGGCCAAACTGTGAGTACGTTGATTTCGTCTCTTCAAGATCTGGGATTCTTGCGATTTGAGACGGGTCATTCCCGGACTTGAGTCTCTGCATGGTAGAGGAGATGTGCTGCTCGACGTCCATTCCGCCGAAGTATCTCTTGGTGACGTCTTCCGCAGCCTCGTATGGAGTCTTATTTCCATAAATCCTTGTAAAGGCTTCTTCGTTAGACTCCTTTAACGACTCAAGCCGCTTTAGATTTGCATCCTGAATACGCGAATAGTTGGCCCTTGCGAGGTCGGTAATGCGAACCTCCTGCTCAGGGGTGATCCCTACGCCGTAGGCTTTCGCGATGTTTCTAAATGCTGGGGTGTTGTTGAAAAGGTCGTAAGCGGCTCGTTTCCCAACCGTGATGTAATCAACGGCTTGACGAACGCCAATCGTCTTTTCCTCTCCGCCGATCTTTCTTCCAGCCGTCATCTTTTCTGTAAAGATAATTCTCTGTCCCTTCTCATCAACACCCTCAACGAGGATGTTGAGCGAAAGAACATCTGGCCTGCCTTCAACAGGGCTAACACTTTCGATGCCCTTGTTGAGAACGGTAATGTTTTTATACTGAATCTTGGCCGGATCTTTTTCAGCCGGGTTCATGTTGACGCGAGTTTTCTCGCCAACATTCCGACGAAGTTCTGGGGCAAGAAGAATATTTATTGTCTGGGTATCAAGTTGATCTATAGACAACTCGCCCCGGCTCAGGCGTTCATACATCTCTCGATACTTGGGATCAAGACTCGCTTGAAGTTCCGGGCCTAGTTTCCTGTGGGCTAAGATGAACTCGGCGTTTCCTGTCTGCAAAGCCTTTACGGTATCTTCTCTGTCAATCTGGCGAGAAAACTCCAAGTCTGCACGCTCTGCTGCAGCCACAGCCCTTTCTTCGGCAGATTTCGCACGCTCTTCAGCAGCAGCCATGCGAGTTTCTTGTTCCGCAGACCTTCGCTTCTGCTCTTCAAACTGCTCGCGCTGAAAAGCCATCTGCTTTTCTTGCGCCTCGGCCTGACGCTTCTCTCGAAAGACGTCGCTGACGAGGCCGAACCCGGACGTAAAGCCCTGTGCAAATCCCTGAGCCATATTAGACCTCAGTCAAAAAGTTCTGAAAGAAGATACGCAACGGCCATGCCGCCGAGAACCCAAGGCGCTGCTGCGAGTGCCGCGCTTCCGCCGCCGGACGCGCCGGCTGCTGCGGTAGATGCCGCTGCGGCTTCAGCGCCTGTTGCTGCGGCTGTAGTTCCTGCCGCTGCTGCGCCGGTCTCCAATGCTGCTGCGGCAGTTCCGCCGCCAGACCCAACACCATACGTTGACGCAAGTTCTAGGCCGGTAGTTGTGGGGGCCGCTGTTAAGGCCGTGGTTCCAGCCGTGGTTGCGCCTTTAGCTGCTGCTGCCTTGGTGGCTTCGATGCCAAGCTTCGCGCCAATGCCAGCACCAGTGCCGAGCATTCCCATCTTCTCTGCTTTTTCAGCAGCCCTGATCTGCGCATTGGCAGCGTTCATGCTTTGCTCTTGAGCGGCGAGGCCGAGCAGCGTCTGCTGCGCCTGACGCCCCCGCTCAATGTTCATCCCAATAAGACCGCCAGCCATTAGTCACCTCCGCGAAGAGCGTCAAGTCCGCCGCCAAGCAATGCCATGCGACGATCTTCCGCTGTCAGGCGAGTCCTGTTGAGACCGCCAACCATTGCTGATGTTTCTGCCAAACCCAAGTCCGGCGTAGTCGGCGTTAAGCCGTATCGACCGGCCTGCCTAGCGGCGGCTCCAGCCTCCGCACCGAACGCACCAGAGACCATCTCCTTAGTTCGGCCAAGATCTTCCTCGACAATCTTGTCGTAGTCCTGAAGGATCTCGTTAAATAATTTCAGTTCGCGAGGACGATAAACATCCTCGTAGTAACGACGCTGCGCACGAAGAAGATCTCGGGCGAGATACTCAGCCGTGTTCTTGCCGTAATCGGCTTGAGGGTTAAGCGTGTAAGAACTGTAGTTCGGCTGAAGTTGCTGCGGGACATTCATCCCGTAGCCAGATAGAACCTGAGCATAACCGGGATATGGGCCGGTTGGCATCTGCTGCTGTTGCGGCGCGGAAACAAAAGACCCGCCGTTTCGAATGTAACGGTCAAGGTCTGGATTTAAGCCCTGCAATGCGCTGAGATAATCCATTAGCCTTTACCTCCACCCATGCCAAAGCCCTCGGTTGATCCGCTTTTGGGGTAGGTATAGTTGGTGTAAAAACCAGCACCAACTCCGCTTACAGTTCCAGCAAGGTTTCGCATGGCTGCCGAGGATTCGTAAGCAGAACGAGCCTCGCTTGCCGCCCGACGGCCTGAAACCTCGGCCAACTGACCAAGACCCTGAAGCCCCTGACCAGCCTGACCACGACCAATCCCGGTCACCGTCTGCTGGCCAGCAAAGTAGCGAGTAGTCTGCGCGTCTTGAGATTCAGCGAGGCCGAGAGCCTTAGATCGCGCCAACCCCTTGGTCAGAGCGGGAGAGCCAAACCCTCCGCTCCCCGGCGCAACGCCACGACTAATAGCCTCTTCTTGCGCCTTTGCTCTGGCGGCCTCAAGTTCAGGCTGCATAGCCGCTCCGGCCAGACCGGCTGCCCTCTGGTACTCAGCAGGGGTGCGCATACGGTCAACCTGCTCCATGAAGAACTTCTCAGCCGGTGCGCCAAACTGCATCCGGTCGTTCCACTCTTCGATGGCGATACGCTTCGCCTCAATCGCGTCAGCTGTATCGACTTTACCTTTGCCGCCTTTGCTCATGTCAAAGCACCTTTGTGTAAATCGTTGCGTACGGGGAATAGCCGTATCGCTTGCTTAACTTCTCCATCCCTTTCCGGGATGACCAGAACTCAACAGCAGAGCATCCACGCTTTGCCGCAAGATCTTCGAAGTCCGAAATGTGCCTTCTAAAGGCATCACCAGTCTTGTCGTATCCAACCCACAGAAGCAGGGTCTTCTGGTTCTTGAAGGGCATGGGTCTCTCCTGAACGATTACGAACCCACCAGTGTCTCCAAGAAGATACACATCAGCGTGACCGTACAAGCAGCAGGCATAAAGGTCTTCAGGTCTCCAGTCAGGCACTGAGACATCCCATATCTCTTGGATGCCGTGCCTAACGTAATCCCAAACGTCCCTAATATCTGCCTTGTGAATCACGGTTTTCCCTCTGTGTCAATCGTAAGCCTTTGTACACCGTAAGTCCATTACGGCTTGGGCCACTTTTCCTTAACTGCCAGCACCCTCTGACGCATGGCTTCCATCTCTTCGCCACCCTTCCAGATGGCGTCTAGCTGGTCGGAGATACGGGGATAGTTCCTGACGCGGCTTTGCCACCAGACCATATCCCGCAAGCCCTCTACCCGCTCGAAAACAACATCATCAACCCGTTCGTAACGAACGGTCTGGGTCACCGGGTTTCTGTCTTTCAGGCTTGGGGTCGAGATGACCGGAAGCCACTCCCCGCCATCATCCCCGGGGATGCTTTGAACGGATGACTCTGGGCCATTCGGCCCCCACTTAATGAACATTAGCGAAGCCCCATTGCTATCGTATCTATACGGGATATATACAAAGCCCCCGCCCACTGCGCACGAACCTTGATCTCAAACTTCCAAGACAACGTGGTCTGGGGAAGGCTGCAAAACACCGCGACGCTAGTCATGTCGTAGGCATCCCAGTAACTATCCAGCAGCATCTGAGGGGTTCCCTCCTGACCATTTGGAATAGTAGGTCTGGTTCGCGTGTACGAAGAACCAAGGGGCTGGTAGTAAGCCTCGACGCTAACGACAGTCTGACTTCCATTGTAAGTCACGCCAACAACTGTTCCGCTGTCGTTGGCGTTTGATGTCATGACATCGCCTATTGCGATATCAACATATCCGGTAAACGTCAAAATCCATCCCAGCTGTTCTTGGAAGCCCTCTAAGTTTTGAGTCCAATAACTCTGGGCTGATGGGGCAATTGGGCCAAGGGCTGGAGTCACAACCCCGTCTCCGATGGGAGTCGCCCATATCTGGACATACCCGCCGACCTGATACGGATTTGAATCAATAATGCCAACTTGCACAAAAGGCTTGTGACCTTGAGAGTGCGTTGACTTTGGCAGGATCATCGTAACGTAAGTTTGGAACGTAGCGGGTATCGCACCTGACGGGGCGGAATATCCGCTGACAAACTTCGCAACGTCTCCGGTCAGCTTCTCTACGTTTAGAGACCCAATCTTCGCGCCATCGATGTTGGCATTAGTGGCGATTAGGTCGTTTGTGATTGCGCCGCCAGAAATCTGAAGCATGTTACGCCCAGTACCCGGGTTGAATACCGAGGTAAGGACGTTCGTATTGATCGAGATTCTCGCGGCGTCAATTGTTCCAGCATTGATCTTGTCTGCGCTGAGGCTGATGATCTTTGCGTTATCGATCGTCGCGTCAGCAATTTTCGCCGACGTTATCGTTCCGTTCCTGATGTATGCATCGTTGATGTAGACACCGGCAGGAACTGCTACGCCGTTTATCGTTGTGGCTGTTGCCTGAACGATAAATGGAGTGACAGTAGTTTGCCCGGGCGAGCCGATGCTAAATCGATCCGCCCTGATTCTGAACTCTGATGTCGGAGTGCCGTTGACGGCGGCAGTCGATGCAAGACCGAATCCGCTGACGTACCCGTTGTTGTCGATCTTTACGGTGTATTGGCCGCTAAGTCCGGTTACGTTGTTGGCCGTTGCGGTCGCGTTCTGCTCAACTGTTACTCCGCTTCCGCCGAAATTATTCAGCCTTGCGTTTATAGTTGAGTAGTCTTGCGCGGATGCCGCTGCATATCCCGCTGCATTGCTTTCAGATGTGGCCGCCTGATTCCTATATGTCAGGGCGTTGGCCGCACTACTTGCCGCGCTGGTGGCCGAGTTAGAGGCGGCAGTAGCAGAGTTAGATGCTGCCGTGGCAGAAGCCGATGCCGCATCCTTGGCGGTGGTTGCCGCAGTTGCCTGAGACTGAGCAGTGTTCTTAAATCCCTCTGCCGCATCTTTTGCCGCAGTGGCGGTTGTCGCTGAAGTTGAGGCCGAGTTAGCGAATGCCTGAGCATCGTTAGCCTTAGTTGTCGCAGTGGACGCGCTTCCAGCCGCAGCGTCAGCAGATGTCTGGGCAGCGTCTCTAGCACTCTGCGCAGCAACTCTTGCAGTATTAGCAGCAGTCGCAGAGTTTGATGACTCAGTTGCCTTTGTCGATGCGGTCGAGGCACTTCCTGCGGCTGCGTCTGCGGAGTTTCCAGCGGCTATTGCGCTGTTAGCGGCAGCGGTCTGGCTGATGGCTGCGGCAGCCTGAGCGGATTGCGCGTCATTCTTCGCAGACACCGCATCTGTCTTTGCGACCTCCGCAGCATTCTTCGCGGCAACGGCTGCATCCTTCGCGGTATTCGCATTGGTGTTCGCGGTCTCAGCCGCTAACTTAGAAGTGTTTGCAGCGGATGCAGAGGAGGATGCGTTTGTCGCACTTGTCGCGGCAGATGTCGCACTTGTTGCTGCGGAAGTTGCCGATGCCGCAGCATTATCTCTCGCTGCCTGAGAATCAAGTTTCGCCTGAGTAGATGCTGCCGATGCCGCGCCAGCGGCGTCTGAGTACCCTAGAGCGGTGGTCGCGGAAGTTGCTGCTGCGGTAGCCGAGGTCTGCGCATCAGTCTTAGCGGCCTCAGCAGCGATCTTCGCATTGGTCGCGGCGGTAGATGCTGACGCTGCGTTAGTCGCGGCAGTTGATGCCGTCGTTGAACTTGTAGCCGCAGCAGTAGCCGCCGTCTGCGCATCAGCCTTTGCAGACTCCGCAGCTACCTTTGCCGTATTAGATGCGGTCGCCGCTGTCTGCGAATTTGTCGCATAAGTTGCGGCGTTTGTCGCGGATGTGGCGGCAGCGTTAGATGCGGTCTGCGCCTGAGTGTTTGCACTCTCTGCGGCAACCTTTGATGCATTTGCGGCAGTGGCGGCAGTAGATGCCGTTGCCGCATTAGTGGCAGAAGTTGATGCATGAGTTGAAGCGGTCGTTGCAGAAGATGCCGCGTTATTTGCAGATGTGTTCGCGGCAGTTTGCGCCGCAACAGCAGAATCTTTTGCAACAATCGAGCCGTCTTTCGCGGCAATGGCGTCAACCTTCGCCTGAATCGCCGCATCTTTTGCGCCGATTGCATCGACCTTCGCCGCCGTCGCGGCAGCAGCAGCAGCCTGAGCGGCAGCAAGGTTATCAGCAGAAGACTGCGAGTTACCAAATGTGGTGTAAAGATCGGTGATCTGCGTTTGAATAGATGTATTAGTACTCTCGATGTTTGTCAGTCGAGAGCCAAGGGCGGCATCAAGCATTGAGCTTGAGATCTCGCCCGTAAGAAGATCTATTAGCAAACCCGGGTCTGTGGAAAGCGTTGCCGGTGTGCCATTCGTAGAGTTATACGCAGACACTTCACCGGATACGCTGACGTTTCTTACCCAGTAATAGTAAGTGGTTCCAGTCTGTGTGACGTAATCAGTGTAAACCTTTGCGGCAGTCGTGCCGACAATAAGTGCATTGCCAAGATTGTTTGTTGACGCTCTCCATATCTCTGTATGGGAGTGGCCGGTGTATGCCTCGTACTGCCAGTTAAGCAGGATCGCAGCAAATCCTCCAGATGCCTGAAGATTTACAGGGACGGGTGGCGCAGGCAGACCGCCCGGGGGCTGCGGCTTCGGTTTAAGCGTTCCAGTGCCGCCACTTAAAATTCCAGTACCAGAAAGCGTCGCAAATCCCTCATCGACAAGATCGCGATAGGTGACCGCTCGGTCAAGCGGATCACCTCGCTGCCCCGTCAACGTCTCGACTAACTCCCTCTGCCTTTCGATGGAGTCAATCGGGCGGAAAACGCCGCTTGGTACGCCTATCTTCATAGTTCTTGTCTGTTGTCCGCCACTCCAACATAGTTGATCGTCGAGGTTCCAGAGACCTCAACCTCAAACTGGTTGGCCGTGTAGCCAGATGGAAGCGTAAACGAGAGAGAGTTAGCGACCGTTTGCGTATGTTTCAACGCGCCGTCAGCATACAACTTAAACGTAAGAGGATAAGAGCCTGCGTCAACTCTAGCCGCTTGAGGGCAGAATGCGCGAGGAGAATAGAACTGCTTCGACTTCCAAGTGTACGTCAGTGGCGTACCTGAGTCGAACTTATACAACTGACCTGATATCCACAGATACAGAGTGTCTTCTTCACGGGCGTAGAAGCCAGCGGTCGCCGTGAAGTCGAGATCGATCCACGCATTCTTCTCGCCCCTTGGATCGAAGACGAAGCCGGAAGTTCCGTTAAAGGCAACGTACTTTCCGTTGTGCTGATAGGCGTGAATCGTTGACGGGTTATAAGCCGCCCACTGATCTCTTGAGAGGATCTCTTGGGTCACGACACGAATGCCGTCCGCACCTGCGGCCACAAGCCCAGATGGCGAGGCGTAGATAGCGTACTCGCCCATATCGACCATTGAACGCTTCGACACGCACGGGAAGTTCGCATCCAGTTCCTGAACAGACATTCCAGCAGGGCTGTTGCCCTGAATAAGGACTGGCTTCCCGGATGTCGCCACGAAAAGACCGGGGGCGATGGAGGCCATTGCTACGACCGGGCTTGCCACTGATACCTGATACTCAGTCGGCCATGCGTGTGGCAGGTAAGCCTCAGAGAAGCAGACCGTGTTGCCCGTATATCCAGCGAGAATGCCGTTTGGCAATTGAGTCAGGCCAAGCAACTGGCCGTCCGGATGTTGTCCGGACACTTCGTCAGGCGGCGCTTCCCAAGTCTGAGACGGAATCACCTCACCAAGAGATGAGTCTGGAACGCTGTCCTCATAGTTAGAGGAGGGCGTATTGATATCCGTCACAAAGCGGAACGAGCCAGCAGAGTCGGTTCTGTAGAGGCGGAACTTCCTGCCGGTCGTGTAGTAGTCACCGGTGGGGAATGCGGGAATCGCGACAGTTCGCGTTTGACCCGGCTTCCAACTCACGATGTCAGATGTGGTTACTTCTGACGGCGGGGACTCCTCGCCGAATGCAGTAACAAGAGTCAGAACATATGCGATGTCCTGCGCCGTAGAGCCAGCCGTCTCAGTTCCAGAGATCGTAGCGACAGGCTTTGCTGGCTTCGGCAGCCCAAGTCGATAAAGCGTACCCGGATACGGGGGGCCAGCGGTTGCGCCAACATTGTTTGTCATGCGCGGGTAAGTTGACCCAGTGATGTACACGCGACCGTGAATGTCCTCCGGTATCGGGCTTTTAACAATGTCAACGATCGCGTTGAACTGGAACCAGATGTTGCTGGCGTACTTGAAGATGGTCTGCACCGGGCCGGAGATCATCGTTCCGGTTGCAAGGTTGCCCTTGAGCGGCTGAATCTGGCCTGACTCAAGATTCAAATTGCTTGCTACCTGAGCGGAGTCCTCAGGAATGAGACGGGGCGAGATCTTCGTGATCTTGCCGCTAAAGAATTGGATTTTGAATACAGCCATGTTTCACCCAATCTCACTCACCCGCCTGAGCGGGTTACGATAAGTACAATGCGCGTTCGTCGCGACGTCGAGACACAAGGCCGGGAAGCACTCTCCCGCCGCCCTTAGTCCACTTCATGAACTCCTCTGCCGCCTCTTCAAACTCGCCACGATTGTTCTTCATGCGGAGACCAGACCGCTGAAGATTCCCCAAGCCCACGTTGAAAGAGAAGGAAACGAGGCTGTCGAAGCGGCCTTGGCTATCAAGAGCATTAGGGCAATATCTGGCCACGCCACGCTCAAATCTCGCAAGGTCTTTAGCAAGGAGATCATCAACTTCAGCAGCAGTCCAGACACGCGCATCCTCCGTCTTCAAGCCGAATTCCTTTCTGATCATCGGAACTTGCTGCCCGGCAACGCGAACGAAAGGAAGCCTAGCCTGCTCTGGATAAAGAACGTGGCCAACACCGACAGTCCAAAGACCAGCAGGGCAGAGGTAAGGTTTATTCCTTACCCCCTCATGATGCTTGATCATGGCCAGTGCTTTGGTACTTATCTTCACTTCTTGTTGAACGCCTGAGTTCCGAACCAGAACGCGATGATCGAAGA